GTGCTCCACGGCGAGGGCATAGCTGATCCGATCAAGCTAAGTAGGCTGCTCTGGCCCAAGGTCCGCTTTCCCAACTATCAGCGGGGCATCATCTACTCGCTGCGGGACAACGACGAGACCTACGTCGTCGCGGCCAACCAGGTGGGCAAGGACTTCGTGGCGGCCTTCGTCACCATCTGTGAGTTCCTCTGTCACAGGGTAGCGAGGATAGTGACGACCTCAGTCAGGGATGACCACCTGAGAGTCCTCTGGGGCGAGATGGGCAGATTCATCTCCGACGCCGACATACCTTTGACCGCCGATAAGGGCGGCCCGCTGCTCGTGACTCACCGCGAGATACGCAAGGTGTACACTCAGGGGCCTAAGAAGGGCCAGACGGACCCGATCTCCTACATACGTGGCATGACATGCGACCGGCCAGAGGGCCTCGCTGGACACCATGCTCCGTATACCCTGGCAGTCATCGACGAGGCGTCTGGCGTTGACAACTCGGTCTATGACCAGATGCGCACCTGGGCGAAGCGGATGCTCATCTTCGGCAACCCGAACCCGTGCGTGCAGGGCATCGCTCACTTCTTCTACCGAGCGGTCGAGGAGGGCGACATCGCTGCTCCGGAGCCGCTCAACGGCCACATGGCAGGATGAGGAGGATCGCCACATGAAGAAGGATATAGAACCGCTCGACGTCTATGGTCAGCCGCTGCAGTGGAGGGATGAGCCGCCCGACAGGGAGGGGGCGTGGTGGATCTTTTGGCCGAGTGGTGGCAGGAGGGTGATGGTCAACATCCTGACGCTCAACGGCTACCTCGGCTGGCACCACGGGGCGACGTTCTTCGTTGCTAATAACCAGCGCGGAGTCAGATGGGCTCCGAATAACCCGACCGGGAAGGAGCTGACGGAGGACGAGGTTGAGGACGCTGTGTCCGCGACGTCGTCCGTTCCTGGGGAGAAGGTGAAGCTGAGGCTGGGCCGGAGGGATGACATCACCCGCGTGATCGAGATCGAGGAGGCGTCTTTCGACTCTCCGTGGAACGCTGGCGACTTCTGCCAGATGATGAAGCAGAAGGGGGCAGCCATGCTGCTGTGTCGTCGTGAGGGAGAGGAGGCGCAGGGCTTCCTCATCTACCAGCGGGTGGCCCGCAGGATTGAGCTAGTCAACATGGCGGTGGCTCCGGACGCCCGCCGGAAGGGCCTCGCCAGGAGGATGGTCGAGGCGGCCGTGCGCGATGCGGAGATCCGCAGGCTCCCGATCATTGCGTGCGAGGTCGGCGAGGCCAACCTCATCGCCCATCTGACCCTCAGGAACCTCAGGTTCACCTGCGACAGCGTTGAGCGCGGAGTCTTCGGCGATGAGGACGGGTATAGGTTCGTGAGGAGAATCGGGTGCTCCAGCGCGTCGTAGTCGCCCTGATGATCGACCTGCTCTGGCTGCTCGCTGAGGTCAAGAGCGGCTGGTGGATCATCGCCCGCCCAGAGTGGAGGAGGATTGGCCGGGCCAACCGACGCCTCATCAAACTGCTCTGGCAGCTGCAGTGGATTGGATGCAAGAGGCCGCTAATGTAACCTGACAACGGAGGTCTAGACATGTCTCTGCGCCCGCGAGGATGCTTCGCCCAGTACCTAGTCGAGATCGCCAAGTTCCCTCTCCTCACCAGTGAAGAGGAGCAGGGGCTCGCCCGAGAGATGAAAGCAGGGAGCCGGGAGGCGTTCGCCCACCTCATCCAGTGCAACCTGCGGCTTGTCGTCAAGTGGGCCAGAGTCCACAGGCACCGCATACCCGGAGAGTGCAACCTCGCCGACATGGTTGAGGACGGGAACATCGGGCTCATCGAGGCGGTCAGGAGGTTCCGGCCGGAGCTCGGCTTCAGGCTGAGTACTTACGCGACCTTCTGGGTGAAGCAGGCCATCGACCGGGGATGCCGGCTACGCTCCCCGGGCATGCCGAGGAAGCAGTGGGCCTACGACATCATCTCGAAGGTCGAGAGGGCAGCCGAGGCCCACGTGCAGAGGTTGCGGCGGAGCATGATGGCTGATGAGATGGCCTGCCTGGTCGGCTCTATCGTCACTCGGAGGAAGGCATCGACTGTCCTGGCGGCCATGAGGGTGCCCGACTGCGAGTCGATGTCCGAGGAGCCGGCGTGCAGTCGCATCCCGGACCCGTCCGACCTGGCCGAGATGGCCGAGCTCAGGGACACTCTCTCCAGATACCTCAGCCGGATCGACAGGCGCCTCAGGAGAGTCATTGAGATGAGATTCGGGCTCAATGGGTGCGAGCGGCCGATGACGTTCGAGCAGGTGGGCGCGGTCCTGAGGATCACTCGTGAGCGAGCGAGGCAGCTAGAGGCCAGGGCGCTTGAGCGCCTCCGAGAGATTGCTGAAAGGGTGTGCGGGTTCAAATCCCGCCCTGTCCATTAGGAGAACTTGATGAACTGGCGTGACAGACGAGTGCTCTTGACCGACGCGACCGTGGTAATCGGCGACGTCCGCGACCAGAGGCTTCTATACAGTCTCGACCTCGTACTCGCCGAGGACTCGCTCCAAGGCGGGGCGTGACCAGATACTTCCGCAAGGTGTTCAAGGTCGCGGCAGCGGACTCGCCCAACGTCCGCTACGCCCAGGCCCAGCTGAAATCGGGCCAGCGGGTGACTGGCGAGGAGATCGTGCCGGGAATACTTAACTATGAGGAGTACCTCAGGCGGCGGGCGACCTGGGACCCGATCCGGCAGTGCATCGGCCTCGACGCCCAGTTCTACAAGGGCAAGGAGTTGCTGCTTTACCCTCCCGACTGGCTCAACATGGCCGAGGAGAGGTGGAAGCAGATCTACCGCCTGCCCAGGAGGGCCGTAGCCGTGGGCATCGACCCGGCGGAGGGCGGAGATCGGACGAGTATGTGCGCCATCGACGAGCTGGGCATCATCGAGTTGGTGAGCCGGAAGACCCCGGACACGGCGGCGATAGTGAGCGAGGCCCTCGCATTCCTGCGGAAGCATGATGTTCCCCCGGAGCGAGCGGGCATCGACCCCGGCGGCGGCGGGAAGCAGCACGCGGACAGAATGGCCCTCCACAGGGAACCCCGCTGGCCCAATGGCTGCAAGATTAGGACCATCGCGTTCGGCGAGAGCTTATCATTGGACCCCAAGCGCGGCCTGCGCTTGATCGAGGAGAAGAAGGAGATTAAGAAGGAGAAGTACACCTATAAGAACCGCAGGGCGCAGATGTTCCACGAACTCTCGCTGGCGCTCGACTCCAGCATCTGCGACTTCATCTTCGCCATACCGCCCGTGGACGAGGGCGAGCAGTATATGCGCCTCAGGAGGTCGATGGCCCCGATCCCGAAGCTCTACGATGAGGAGGGCAGGATATGGATGCTGCCCAAGAACAAGCGAGTCGGCGATAAGGAGGGCGGGAAGCAGAAGTGCTTAATCGACCTCATTGGGTTCTCGCCCGACGAGCTCGACAGTCTCGTGGTGGCGAAGCACGTCCACCTCCATAAGGAGCGCCGGCAGATAGCGGGTGCAAGATGAGCCAAGTCGCCTTTGACTGGAGTGAGATAGAGCGCGAGGGCGTCATGAGAGTCAAGCGGACCTTCCAATCACCGATCCCGGACCTCTCGCACCTCCAGTTCGCGGTTATGTGGGAGGTTGTGATGGTGCACGATTGGCTCTGGGTCTCCGCTAAGAGCATTAGCGCGGCCTTAAAGACACTCAAGTGGAAAAAGAGCGGCCCGGCCTTCTGTGCGCTGATGTCGCGGTTAGAATCAACCGGGATGGTCAAGGGCTGCTATAGTAAGAGCAGCAGCGGCAGGCGCGAGCGATTCTACGCAGTCACGCCGGCTGGACGCGCCGCCCTTGACAAGACCATCGCCTTCTACCATCACTCAGTGATGGTGATGGAGAGGGGAGGAGCTGTATGACGGAGAGACCGAAAGAATCAATGAAGAAGAGGAGGTGCCCGACCTGCAGTGCCTCAGCAGGGGAGCGCTGTCGCGGAGGGCGGATACACAGGGCGCGCCGGAAATCCATCAGGAGTTAGAATGCCAACCTCGATGATGCTGCCCGGACTCTGGACCACCCGCCTCTGGGAGTGCCGTCCTTGGCTCGACGCCTGGGGCAATCCGCGGGTGACCGCCGTTGAGCCGGACGGCCGCCAAATCAAGATGAGCACCTACGACCGGGCCGTCCTCACTCCGGACGAGTGGGGCCAACTCGACGCCCTGGTGGAGAGGAACTTTGCCGAGGGCTGCCCCGTGGCCCGAGGACTCATCGCGGAGAAGCGGGTGGTGAGGATCGGCGACGCCTTGGAGAGGCGGATTGTGGAGCGGCTGATAGAGCGCGAGGGCGGCTTATTTACGCTCGTCGGCCACCCGTTACCCTTCTGCCACTGTGCGGCCTCGATTGACATCAGGTCTGTCGCGCTCTCAAGGCGCCGCGGGGGCGGCCTCATCGACTTCACCCAAGTGGAGGCGGCGGCGAGGCACGTGGGCAGGGAGGTCGACGCGGGTCTGGCGGCAATGGGGATATTCACCACGACCGACAGTGGCAAGATGCTCATAGGGCTCGACCCGATCACCCTGTACCTATGCGACCACTTCGAGGTCGCCGCCATCATGATCCCGGTGCCCGAGGACTTCGAGGGGCCTCAACCTCGGGTGGCGGAATGCCGTCCTCTTCAGGAATCTCCGGGCGGCGGAGTGTGAGGTAGGGGGCGAGATGAACTGCTCCGTTTGCGGCAAGAACTGGGGAGGGTTGAGGGCGGCGATCTATCATCGCCCTCTGGTCGATTGCCCGTGGTGTGGAGCAACCGAAGAGCAGCAAGTGGCGGAGACCTTGAGGCTCGATGTCCTGTACATCGTCGAGCGAGAGCGTGCTGGCGAGCAAGTGTCAGCGGAGACCATGAACTTCATGCTTTACGGTGAGTGATTTGGGGCATCTGCGAGGAGAAGAAATGGAAGGCGTGAGGATTAGACTCAACGATCCAGACCTCTTCGACGGGCTGTGCCGAGGTAAGGATAGCCTGCCGAGCGGCGATGACTTCACCCTGGTAACGAAGGACATCGGCACCGACCAGGGCAACCCGGTTGCACTGCTGGCGTTCACAGTCCAGCTGCCCGACGGCTCGTTAAAGATCGCCCAATACACGCTCACCGGACGACTCTTCGCCCAGATGGCAGTCGCCATGAGGGGTCGCTACGGTCCCGGTGGCGACGAGCTGACGCTCCGAGTAGATGGAAGTGGCAAGTGAATCTGAGGACGACCGAGATTGGCTGGTATCGCCCCTGGCTCGACTCCCACGGAGACTCGTGGGTGACAGTTGGCGAGAGGCAGAGGCCGGCCAAGTGCATCGCCGTGTTGACGTTCTCCGAGTGGATAGACGTGAGCAGGCCGGTGGTCGAGCTGCCGGTGCCAGCCGACTTCCACCTGTATCAGGAGACAGAGCATGCTCGCACCGAGTGACGACACTCGACCCCGAGCAGTTTCTCTATACCGTCAGACCAACCGGACAGCTACGTCAGACCAACCGGACAGCTAACGACCCGTTCTGGCGAGTCCTCCTGCGGAACAGCGACCTGACCCAGAGAAAGGAGTGTAACATGAAGGTGCTGAAACTAGAGGAGCTCAGGGATTACGCTTTGGATCACAAAGAAGAGAGCTTCGACATAAACGACCCGCTTGGTTGACTCGCCGCCAGGTGTGCCACTCAGTTGAGTGGTGTTGTCCATAGAATGGACACGTTTACCGCATTCCTTCCTAGGAAGGACCAGTCCTTCAGTGGTGTTGTCCATGATTACGGAGAGTGGTGCCGTCTAAGGCGTGATGAATGTCTGGCGGATAGAGTTAAACCGATCTACTCTGGTGAGGATCTAGCTGAAGTTCTACAGGGGATGATCGACTCCCCCTCCTACAGGAAGTATGAAGGAGCTATCTGATGCCTGACTGGCACTGTTTGTCAGCTGAAGTCGAGCCGCCGAACCAAAGCAGAGATAGACGCGGAGTAAGAATGGTGCATGGAGTTTTTGCAAGCGATCACTGTGAGCTGTGCTCTCAGCCGTTGTACCTCGACCCGTCGTCGCTCAGTCGAGTCTGCGGTTGGTGTGAGCAGCGAGCGGTCGCCAGAGCAGAGCCGCTGACCGAATGCGAGTGTTGCGGCAGCGTTCGCGGTATTGAGGCTTTATGCCGGGTCTGCGGGGAGAATATCTGCACGGCGTGCCTGGATAGTCATTACTGGAATCATGGCAAAGAGGAGTAGCTTAACGTCGTTGCTGTAGACTTTCTACCGGGTCTGTATCTGCATGACCTGCTTCAGGCAGAATCTGATACCCGTGGCCGCAGTCCCAGGGGGTCGAGATCCGGGCGGAGGAGTGGGTGAGCAAGCAAACCATAATCGTGGCAATGGCGGCCAAGCTGCCACAGCCGCACGCCTTCGAGGCGCTCATTGTGGCGTGCTGGAAGGCATCGCCAGTCGACTTCTGCCTCGACGGCTATCCCGAGTATCCGTGCACCAATCGCGTGGCAGCCACGCTCTACGCCAGGAACGGTCCGCTCAAGACTGGCCTGCTGACCAAGGATGCGAGTGGCATCCGGATCACTCCGGCGGGCAGGCTGTTCGTGGAGAAGATGAAGAAGGAGCAGCCCAGGCAGATTCTCAGGAAGACCGGGACGACGAGGGAGTCAGTTGGCCTGCCGCCTGCAGCGTTGAGGAAGGAGAGCGGGAAGTCTCGTGGGAAGTTCTCGGAGATGCCGGCTGTGCTGCCAATGCAGGGAGAGTCGCAGGGGCACCTGGAGGAGACGAATGGTCTTCCGACCGAGCTCGTCGTCGCGTGGGTCGACGACGGCTTCCGCAGGTTCGACTCCGGCAAGAAGGAGGACCTCGGCTGGGGCGACGCCTATGCCTTTTGGCAGGCAGACGACAGGCACCCGATCCTCGGCCAGATCGCGCACTTCGACCGGCTGCTCATCGACCGAGAAGACCCACGCCTCAGGCGCCTCGGGGCCTATCACGACTACCTCACTGGCAAGTTCGACGGGAAGATCAAGTCGGAGAAGAGGCTGAGAGAGTAGTGGTCAACACTAGGGCGCTCGACGAGATCTCGTTCCTGGTGGGTCACTATCAGGTCGGCGGGGTCGACCTGCCCCTCGTCAAGCCGAGGCCGAGGACCGACGCCGACCGGCAGATGTGGGACATGGACGCCTTCGACAGGGCCATCATCGGCGCCGGGATCGCGCGCTTCATCCGGCAGGCGGTCCCATCCGACTTCCCGCTGTACATGTTGCAGATGTGCGACTATGTGCTCGTGGAGAAGGAAGGAGCGGCAGTCGCCCGCTCCGCCCTCCACCCAACTAGGAGACTCATAACATAAACCGCAACTACGATGGCCGGACTGACTGCGGCGACATTCCGGCTCCAACTATAGCCGCCAAGTTTCGAGGAGTTTCTCATGCGAGTAGGCAACTTCAGCGTCCTCATCCCGCAGGGCAGAGAGAGGAGTAGCGGGCACGTGGAGATGGATCACGGGCAGGTCTACGCGATCAGGCTCGGGAACCACGACCACAGGCGGTGCGACGCCATCGTGAGGGTCGACGGGAAGGAGGTGGGCGGGTTCCGTCTGGAACCTTGCCAGTATCTCCCCCTGGAGAGGCCGGCACACGACACCGGCTGCTTCACCTTCTTCCGGGCAGGCTCCGAAGAGTGGGCTGCGGTCAGTGGGAGCAAGGTGGAGGTCTCCGAGCGCGGCCTCATCCAGGTCACGTTCAGGCCGGAGAGATGTGCCAGGGTCACGTTCAGGCCGGAGAGATGTGCCAGGGTTCTCAAGGCTGGCGGCGCACGCGACGCCCGCGCCGCCGAGGAAAAGACGTCGGGTGGGATCGACCTCGGAGGAGGTGGGGCCAGCTTCGCCAAGTCGGGAGTGACTGGACTGACGGGGACGAGCGGCCAGACCTTCCGGGAGGTGCCCAACCTCGACTACGAACCGGGAGGGGACGTTGTGATCTCCATCCGACTCGTGTGCGGTGCGGGAGTGAGGGAATTGACTCCAGCCCCGCGCGGTAACGCAGTTCCTGACCCGGTATAGTGGGGAGATCGACCCGGCGGCGAAGTGTTCTATTCTACTGTGGCGGATTAGCCGCCGGGTCGAACCTGTCAGGGAGGAGATCATGGACGAGTGCAGGTGCGGCAGCGGGAATTACTGCAGGGTCCACAGGACCTATGGTCGGACTGAGCCGAGGTCAAGCAGGCAGAAGAGGTGCGGCGCGATAAGATGCCTCAAGAGGCGAGTGCTCTCGAAGGCGCCGTCGAAGTAGTGCGATGAGGAGTTTCGACCCGGCGGTGCCCGCTGGGGTGAACTATGCCAGAGGAAAGCGCGACTAACGGCTCTACCCCGACAGCCAACGGCTCGCACGCCGGTCGGAGGTCGAACAGGGCTCAGGACTACTACAGCCAGGGAGACCGGCAGTGGCTGGAGTCCGTCGTCACGAACGCCGGGGCAGTGAGGGAGCAGTTCTTCAACCGCTTCTTCGCGCCTGATCCCGATGACATCGACGAGAAGTGCCACTACCCGAGGACCGGGCAGCTAAGCGACCCGTGGTACTTCCGCTCCCTCTATGACCGAGAGCCCATCGCCACCCGCGTCTGCCAGTTGATGCCGCATGAGTGCTGGCAGACTCCCCCAGTCGTCTACGAGTCCGAGGACCCGGACCAGGAGACTCCCTTCGAGCGGGAGTTCGACCAGCTCAACCAGAGACTGCGTGGAGAGCAGTGCTTCTACCAGGACACCGATGGCTCCCCAATATGGGAGTATCTCAGGCGGGCCGACGTCCTCTCCGGGATCGGCTTCTTCGGCGTCATGCTCATCGGCATCGACGACGGCCGGAACCTCGACCAGCCGGCCGACGGAGTCATGACGCTCAACCCGGTCACCAACCGCATGTGGCCGTCGAAGCCACGCCGCCTCCAGTGGCTCGGGAAATCGAACTCGCCCGATGACATGGAGGCGAGGAGCTGGCAGAAGACGATCGACGTGGTCAATGGCGAGCGGATCGTGGAGAACGTCGCCTATGACGACTTCGCCGAGCCGTCTCCTCTCATGGTGCCCGTTGTCAACTCCAGGGGCACGATTGACTTTGTCTCGCAGGAGGATGCCCACTCGCTTGTTGCCAACGGCGAGATGGTGGTCAACACGATCCAGCAGCCGGATGGAGTCTGCGTGGCTGTCAGGAATCAGTCGGTCCTCGGTGAGTACATCGAGAATGGCAGGGCCGCCCACTTCGCCCGCAACGACCGGGCCGCCGACAAGAAGGCCGGGCGCGGCTTCGGTCCCAACCAGGGATTCAATGATCCCGATCACACCAGGGCGAGGACGCGAGTGAGTCCGGGCTCTAATCCGGAGCGCGGGCACGCCGGCGACCCTCTCTACCCGGGCGGAGGCGGGCAGGCCCCAATCTCATCTCAGGGAGGGACGGGCGGTGGGTCGACCGACAGGACGAAGGGCAACCCGGGATCGTCCGGCAGGGGAGGATTCAAGGACGCCGCGACGAGCGCGTGGCCAACCAGCTTCGCGGGCGCTCAGGGGACGGACGCCCAGTATGTCGGCGTTGAGCTCTCGCCCCCGGAGTATCCGGCCGCAGAGCCGTCTCCCGAGAGGCGGCAGCTGCTGTTCCTCCGGTGCTACGACGAGGCACTAGTCCAGATCGTCCAGTACGAGGCAGACGTTAGGAACCCCCGCTTCGGCATGCCGGTCATGTACCGGATCACGCTCAACGATCCGAGCACCCAGCACTCGGGAGTCGGACTGCCGCTGGCGACTGTCCGCGTCCACTGGAGCCGGGTGCTCCACCTGGCCGACAACCTCCAGTCGTCCGAGGTGTTTGGGGTGCCCAGGCAGAGGCCCGTCCTCAACCCAATCCTCGACATCAGGAAGATCAGGGGAGCCGGCGCCGAGGGATACTGGAAATCTTGCTTCGCTGGCATTGCCCTCTCGACTCACCCGCAGCTAGGCGGCGACGTGAGCATCGAGGAGGACAAGACCAAGCAGATGCTCCACGAGTACTTCTGGGGCCTCAACCGCGGTCTCATCCTCTCGGGCATGACTGCCCAGACGCTTGCCCCGCAGGTCATCGACCCAACTCCGCACGTCGCAGTCAACCTGGAGGCCATCTGCATCCAGCTGGGCTGCCCGATCCGCGTCTTCAAGGGGTCTGAGCGCGGCGAGCTCGCGTCGAGCCAGGACGACTCCAGCTGGAACGACCGGGTCAAGGGCCGCCGGATCGGCTATGTGACGCCCCGAGTCATCGTTCCATTCATCGACCGCATGATCTCTCTCGGCGTGCTCTCGCAGCCGGGCAGGGGAGGAGCCGGAGTCAAGGGCGGAGACGGCTCCTCTCTCCAGGACGACGCCCACACCTCACAGGATGCCGACGACGAGAATGGTGGCGGCGGCGACGAGAAGAAGCCCCCGTTCGGCAGGCCGAAGAGTGGGATGAGGCAGGACGACGATCAGGACCGGGACGAGGAGCAGATCGACGAGGATGACGACGCGGTCGGCGCGGCCCGGCAGAAGGCGTCGCAGGCGAGAGCCGACCTTGAGCAGGCACCTCCGGGAGCACCTCGACCAGGACCTCCGGGCAAGCTGCCGCCGGGCAAGGTCCTGCCTCCGAGGGGGAAGTCTCCTCCTCCAGTGAGAGGCAAGCCCCCGACTCCAGGTCAGTCGACTCAGAACCTCTTCGCCCCGAAGAATGTCAACTACGGCAGCGGCAGGGGCCACGGGCAGTGGAGCCGGCAGGAATTCGTCCGCTGGCTCCACCCGGACGGTTCCTATGGAGGGCTGAGGGGGAGCGTGTTCGCCAGGAGGATTGCGACCAACGCCGCCAGGGCGAGGGCTGCCGGCCTGACGTTCAATGCCGACGACGACGAGAACAAGCCGCAGGACGACGAGATCAGGACCGGGACGAAGATTGCCACTCCGACTGGCTATTCGGTCGAGTGGTTCGATATTGACTCCGAGACGAGGAAGGACAAGGCGCAGATCGCCCTGACGACGGTCCAGGCCCTCCAGGCATACATCCAGGGTAACGTTGAGTCGCTCGTCACCCCGAGTCACCTCTTCGCCGACATCTTCGAGTACTCCGAGGAGCAGGCCGCCCAGTGGGTGGCGGACGCCAAGTCGCACCAGTCACAGACAATGACCATGCCACCGGGTGGTGATCCGGGTCACCCGGCGGCTGGGGAGCCACCGCCAGCGCCTCCGAGACCGACTATCCTCAATCCGGGCCAGAGCGTCGTCGGGGATGATGGCAAGCCTGGTACTCCGGCCAAGGGCGAGCATCCGCCCGCCGTGTCTCCGCAGCACTTCCACTTCGGTGGAGGCGGTGAAGGAGGCGGGGGCGAGGATGGAGACGAGGGTGGATTGGGAGGCGGAGGCTTCACTCCTCCTGACAAGAGTCCGGGAGGGAAGGCGCTCGCAAAGGCAACGGCGAAGGCGCAGGAACAGGACGACGGAGAGACCGAGAACTTCCTTGCCATCGGGGCGGTGAGGAGTGCGAGCCCAACCCGAATTGTTGACAACGAGGACGACCTCGGCCCGGGTCGCTGGGTGACGATGGGCCACCAGCATGTCTTCATCAGGGAGGGGCAGTCGGCCGAGCAGGCGTTCAAGGAGCACCTCGACCGCATCAAATCTGGTAGGAAGGCCGGCAAGTCGACCTCGGAGCCGCCATTGCGCGGACCCGCCCACGGACATGACCACGGACACGAGGCCGGACACGCCCTGGAGCACACTAGCCACGAGGCAGACACTGCCCATGAGTTGGCAGAGATCCACGAGGAGTTGGGACACGGGGCTGGAGCGCACGTCCTCGGTCACGGTGGACACGACCTGGCGCACGACGTCCTCGAACACGGGCACGAGGCGGCTGGAGAGTGGGGTCTACCGCACGGAGTCGCGGATGCCTCGGCACTGGTCATCGGCGCCAACATGCACGAGCTTGTCGGCCTGGCGTCGAAGGCCCTCGGTGCGGTGGCCGGGCAGAAGGTTGGCAATGGCGTTGCAGATCTCCACGACAAGGCGACGAAGTGGGCAGACAACAGGGTCGAGAGTCTGAAGAAGCGCTATGGTCCGGCGACTGCGGGGGCCATCCTAGCGAGCGGCGGCATCGCCGGCGCGGCCGGGTCGCAGTTCCTCCTCGGTCCAATCAGTAAGATGATACCGGGGCGGAAGTTGGTCGGCGCACTCCCATTCATCGGACTGGCCGAGGCGGGGAGGCGACTCGGGGTAGTCGGCCACGACACGAAGATCGAGCACGGTTTGGCGAGGGCAGGCAGTTGGGTGCACGCCATCAGGGCCGCAGTGGGTCGACCGATGAGGGCGACGAAGGAGGCCCTGGGGAAGGCCGGCCTCAAGACCGCCTACGAGGCTGGACGAGTCGCGGGCGCCCTGAAGTCTGCCTACACCGGGGCCTTCTCCAACGTCATCACTGGCAACGTCCAGCTGTCGAAGGAGCAGATCGAGGCCGAGGGCAGGAAGCTCGCGAGGGAGATCAGGCGCGAGTGGGCCGGGAAGGGCAAGAAGGTCGCCGCTGGACTCGACCGGGCATTCGCGGCGGTCGAGAACAAGATCAAGGGACGCAAGGTTCAGCCTGACCTCCCGGCTCCCTGGAAGTCGAGGGGATACGGTCCGACCCAGGAGACTCGCGGGGGAGGGGCGTCAACCGCCTCGATGGGCGAGCAGATCCCGAGGCAGCAGGCCGGCTCAAGCGAGGACGTCGACCAGGCCGACGTGAGGCCATTCCCGAAGCAGCCGCACGGGGATGCGTCGAGCCTCTACGTCGGCGGCCGACCCGGTTCGCCGAGGACTGAGACAGACGACGAGGAGCCGCAGCAGAATGCTAACCCCGAGGGGCATAATCATAACCCCGAGGGACATAATCAGTACACCGGGAGGTCCGCCAGCGGTTACTCCTCGCCGATGACTTACTACGGGACGAGCCGCGAGGTCGTCGATAGGATTAGGAAGGAGGGCCTGAAGGCGACTGACCGAGTTGGGAGGACTGCCATCTTCACGACGACCGACTACCAGGAGGCGGTCAAGTACGCGGCGGGACAGCAGGCCGGAGGCAAGATCGCGGTGGTGACCGTTCCTCTCCAAGGAAGTAGCGAGGCATACGGTACTCCTGCCGAGCCGTTTAAGAACTGGCGACTCTTCTATCGCGACATCCCGCCGAAGTCGATCCTGAAGGTCGACGTCTACGATAAGGAGGCCGTGGACAGTTGGAAGGCGGGGGAGATGACTCCAAAGTCGATGGCACACCTGCTGACGAACGCCGCTGTCGCCTACGTCCCGATAATCATTCGGGGTCGAGCCGAGAACCACGGAGGAGGAGGGGCGGCCGGAGACCTCTCTGGAGGCCACTGGGAGGAGGACGGCGACGGGTACACCTACGTGCGGCCCGGTAAGATGACGGCCGACGACATCATCGAGAGGGCCGGACCGACTCTGAAGCAGAACTTCAACCCACACCACGACGAGAGGGGACACTTCTCCTCAGCGGACGAGGCGAAGGAAGAGGTAGACGTCGCCGAGAAGAACAAGCGGATTGCTGAGACCGAGTATCAGATCCTGAAGAACAGGTGGGCCGAGGCGAATCAGAGAGCCCTGGAGCACGTCGACCATCCAGAGTCGAAGGAGGCGCAGGCCGACCTCGACGACATGAAGAACATCTCGAAGGAAATGAACTCGCTCAGCGCGTCCAGAGGCAGGTTCGTCGAGGACATCGGCAGGCCAGGCGGCCCGAAGGACGTAGTCATTATCGGCAGCGGCCCGGCCGGGATGTCGGCCGCCATCAACGCCGGGCTGGAGGGTCTCAGGGCAACTGTGGTCGAGAGGAATCCCGGCACCGGCGGCCAGGCAAGGTACAGCAGTCGCATCGAGAACTATCCAGGGTTCCCTCTCGGGGTCAGGGGCGACAAGCTCGCCCTGGATCGCCTGGAGCAGGCAAAGCGCGTCGGCTCGGAGATCAGGACAGACGTCGGGGTCAGGAAGTTGGAGTACAATTCCGAGACTGGGATGAAGACGGTCACCCTGTCGAACGGCGAGAAGGTCCAGGCGAGGACAGTCGTGGTGTCGGCCGGCCTGGAGTTCCGGAGGCTGAAGTTCGAGGGAGGAGACTCCGATAAGGTCGTCTACGCCAATGGCGAGAAGCTGGCCTACATGACGAAGGATAAGCCAGTGGTGGTCATCGGGGGGTCCAACGGGGCGGCACAGGCGGCACTGAAGTGCGCGGATACCTCCTCCCACGTCTACCTGATGTCGAGGAGCCCAATCTCGAAGGGCATGAGCGACTATGTGGTCAGCGGCATCAGGAGCAACAGGAACATCACGGTGATCGAGGGGGACGAGATCAAGAAGTTCGCCCAGGAGCACATCGAGACGATGGGAGGCAAGGAGATCCCGGCGCACGCTGTCGGCATCTTCGTCGGGAGCACTCCGGACATGTCGTGGCTGCCGAAGGGTATCAGGACCTACGGCGGGAAGATCAAGGTCAACCCGTACACGATGGAGACTGGTATCCCAGGAGTCTACGCAGCGGGAGACGTGCGGCACGGGAGCACTCCGAGGGTCCTGGCGGCCTCGGCCGACGGGCAGGTCGCAATCGCGAGCACGTTTAAGTACTTCGAGAAGATGAAGAAGAGGGAGTTCGAGAGGCACAAGAAGGAGGGCGATAATGGCTAGGCTGACCGAGAAGCAGCGGCAGGAGGAGTACAGAAAGTTCGCCGAGTCCGTCGATGCCTCCCATAAGCTGGACCTGGAGAATCCGTGGTTCGGCCAGACTGCGGAGCCGGAGGACGAGGACACTGACCTGAGGCAGAACTGGGCCGGCGGCGACGGTCTCGGCCCGACTGCCCAGGGAGTTCCCAATCCAGGCTACGTCGAGCCGGGCAACCGGCCGAACCAGACCCAGGGAGGTGGCGACAAGCCGAGCGAGGACGACCGCCTGCAGCAGCCGGACCAGGACGTGACGAGTCGCCCGACTCCACAGCCGAGTCCCGCCCAGAGGCAGTCGACTCCGGGAGACGATCAGTCAGGTAGGAAGACCAGGCGTGGTCCGAGGTGGGGCAGTGGGATGGGAGGAGGCACGGCGTGAGCTTTGCTCAAGTCCACGCGATGAGGTTGCTCGACTTCCGGCGGGCATTCCCCGTCCGGCGGGACCCCTACGTCGGGCAGACTACGTGGCGGCCGAGATATGAGGCCAGGACCCCGAGGGCGCCGGGGACGAAGCGCGGGGCGACGGACGAGGACCTGATACATCGCCTACTCTCCGACTGGTGGACGAGCAGCGGCAGCGAGACGAAGATATTTGGTTCCTTCATGAGGAAATCGCCGTGATTGAGAGAACAGCGAGACGAGGAGACGGAGGTGGAGGCCACTGTGAAGTCCTACCTGCTTGTTGGACTGTTCGTCCTGATCCTGCTGCTCGCCGCCCTCGGCATCGAGTGGTTCATAGCCGGCGTCAGAGCGCGGGCCTGGCAGCGGGAGGGAGCGGACATAACTCAGTGGGAGGTGTTCTGGGGCACCATCCCTATCGACCGCAAATTTATCAACGGGGAGAAGCAATGATCGAGTTGACTGACAGGGGCCTGCAGACCATGAGACCGTGTAAGGTCAGCGAGGAGCACCCGCACGCCCCGCCGCCTCGGGTCTGGGAGAAGCTCGACGACTACGCCCGCTTGGAGATCAAGCCCGTCCCAGCGAGTGGGCCGATCGGCGCATGCGTCCCGGCCGAGGTGGAGCACAGCTCGCTGTACGACCTCTTCCCGGTGACGATGGACCTGCTGAGGTCCGGCTGCATCTTGTGCGAGGACCAGAGGCTCTCGACCTATCTGCCCGAGGCCCCTGACGAGGCGCTGTTTAAGGTTAGCAGTCTGCCGCTGCCCATCACCCACGTCGACTTCCCGCCTGGAAAGGTTTCGCTCGGCGAGGCCGCCATGCGGAGCGTAGTGGAGGAGATCGAGAGGACCGTGGTCGGGGTGAGTGGACCGGCCCTCAGGAGCAAAGTCTATGGCCTAATGAACTTCCCGGCGAGGACCACCTGCAGAATCACCTCGCCCGAGGCGCCTGATTGGAGGCCGCCCATCCTCGCCGCCGAGATCCGCGAGATGGTAGCCGGCCTCGCGGAGCGCAGGTTCTACGGTCCCTACGGCCTCTACTACGGGCCGAAGTGGGCCGACGCGGTTCTCCCTGACATACTCCACGGGATCGAAGGGCCGGTGTGCACCAAGGCGATCAAGGGGTACGATATCCTCATCGTCCAGAGGACGACCGATGTCGTCAGGATCGTCATTGGGCTCAAGCCCACAGCCGTCCAGTGGGAGGCCGAGACCGGGATGATGAAGGTCCTCGCTATCATGGTGCCGCAGCTGCGGGCCGACTTCTACGGGAAGTGCGGGATCACCCACGCGAGTCCGGAGGAGACGGCCGACGATGTCCCGGAGGGAATCGCAGCGGTCATCTGCAGCAGCGGGAGTTAGGGCCATGCATGGACGACCGAGGAGGGTTAGGCGTGGACGACTACGAGCTCTCGCCGCCCACGAGGCGCCAGATGGAAGTCCTGAGATTCGTCTACGACTATCTCCTGAAATACGGCTACCAGCCGACCCTCAGGGAAATAGCCAAGAAGTTAGGGATCGCCAACCACAACGGGGTATTCGGGCACCTCTCGGCCCTGGAGCGGCGGGGCTACCTGGCGATGACTGAGGGGCAGCGGGCCATCCTGCTGATGAAGTGGCCCGACGGCGGAGAGTTCAGGGGATTGGCAAGGATACCGTGAAAGGAGGAGGAGCGATGGCCGAGAAGGTTCCGTACGACCACTGGATCATCATCGGGCGCCACGGCTTGGGCTTGGAGTACGATATCCACCTCGTATACAACTGGGGCGGGTTAGGACCGGAGATGAAGTTGATCCGCCTAGGTTCCTTCTTCGAGACCGAGGACGTGCTCACCCTCTGGCGCAATGCCTCCGTACGGTCCAACGGCGGGAGGCAGGCAAACATGACTCCGGAGGTTGCCGAACTGATCGGCAGGATCGTGAGTAAGGCGGAGGAGGACACGGTGAAATTCCGCCAGATAATGGCGGAAGCAAGACAATTGATGGAGAGGGCAGAGCCGTGATCGACGGAAAGAGGACGATGGCGGACTGGTGGGCCGAGAGGGAGCCGGACCTCGGTCAGGTCGACTGGGATAAGTACCGCAGGAACAACCATCACCAGATACCGGCCCCGAGATTGCGCCTCGGCGGCGAGGTCTCATTTGGCCCTCACATCGGGCGGCCGCTGACGCTCGACCTCTGGCAGGATCTAATGCACCGGATGTGCATCTCCGGCCTCTGCATCTACGGCCCGATGGACTGCATGTGGATGATTGGGTGGGGGCCGGGGCACTGCATCATCCAGCTCGACGAGCACGAAGTTGTGACGGATATTAGCATGGTTCCGTATAGGAGGCCGAATGAATGTCCACGAGCTGCTGCTGGACCCGAACAAACACCGCCCGTGCCGGAGTCCCGAGTTCCCGCTCGCCCCGACGGCTGACGAGTGGATGGAGGTCGACGTCCTGGTGGAGAGGGCGGCGAGGTTCCACATGAGGGTCGTCCAAGACATCGCCTCGTGGGGGACCGTTAAGGTTGGCATCGAGCAGGTAGTCCGAGGGACTCCGTACTACGCCCCGGAGAGCATTAGGCAGCTACTCGCCGAATTGCCGATGCCCGCAACTTACCACGAGTTCGAGCTGTCTAAGTTCTCAGGGGACTCGATCTGCGGCTTCGCGGCCGGGGCGGTGGCGAGGAGGGTCGGGGAGAGATTGGAGCAGATGACGGTCGGGTCATTGGAGCTGCAGGCGAGTGAGTTCTGCTCTGGCAAGATCTACGGCCTGATGAACCACCCGGCCCGGATTATCCGCAGCCTGAGCATCCCGGAGGAGGCCCGAGGATGGCGGGGCCTCGTCCTACTGCGGGACATCGCGTGGGCCGCGAACCAACTGGAGAGGTGCGGGTTCCGCGGGCCGAGGATGCTCTACTACGGGCATATGTGGGACCGCTATCTCGACTGCGACTACGACCAGTGTACCCTCAGGGCGAAGGTCAAGGACTCACTCGGCCTGCTCGACATCCGCATGACGGACTGGATTGACGGCTACGACATGCTCCTCGTCGAGGCGTCGCAGAACACCGCGAGGATGATCGAGGTCGTCCGGCCCGTCGCCATGATGCCCTCGCCGGAGAGGTTCTTAGTCGCGGCGCTGATGGTCCCGCATATTCAGGCTGACGGGGACGGCCGCTGCGGGATAGTCCACCTGAGGGCCGAGTAATGCCGAGGGGGTCCCACTTATGTTCGGCGGCTACTCCGTCGAGAAGATGGAGGCCATCGAACCGCCGCTGAGGCCGCCGAGGAGGCAGATCGTCTCGCCCAAGTCGAGGAGATTCAGGAGGATTCGAGGATACCTTGAAGGAATGCAACTGGGACTCACGTCCGTACTATGACCGGCTGATAGGCCCGATGAGGGAGAGGGGCCGAGAGCTAGGCTACGCCATCGCGGTCCACGGGACGCTCAAGCGGGACATAGACCTCGTTGCCATCCCGTGGACGGATGAGGCAGTGTCGGCGAGGGAACTGTGCGAGGCCATCTTCAAGGTGGTTGAGACAGTCTGCGGTCACGCTCACTACTCGTGGTATATGTCCGACCCTCGTCGTGGTCCTTGGGACATGGAGAATAAGGTTAGCAAGGGGGTCGGAGACGCCAACTTCGCCCGTGATTACACGCTGGCAGGTGCTCCGGGGCGCAAGCCCCACGGCCGCCTCGGGTGGGTCATCAATCTCACGATGGAAGAGGGTCCGTATATTGACCTGGCTGTGATGCCGAGGGAGGTGAAGAGTGGTTCCGCGACTTGAGGTGCTTGAGGGCAGGTGCTGTCCATCCCTCTCGGGAGACGTCGGGCAGCTGGCGGTCGACGCGGTCTCGAAGTCGCCCGCGGTGGTCAGGATCGAACTGCAGCACGTCATCGGCGAGGTGCAGGCAGCGACGTCGAGTCCGAGGTTCTCCAGCTACGACACCCTGCCGGTGAAGTCGGGATTGTCTGGCAATGACCTCCAGGGAGATCTGCGAGTCCTACTCGCCGACTACCAGGCGGCCCTCGCAATGGTCGGCCACAGGGGAGCCCAGCGGGCGATCAGCCTGATGAGGGCCGAGCGGGTAGCCTACATCAGAGAGATCAGGACCGACGTCCACAAGTTCACCGCACACGCGATCACCCTGAGACCACTCGATTCTCCGCCGCCTCCGGCTGGCACCGAGACTGTCAGCGTCGTGACCTGGCAGGCCATGCCGACCGAGACGGTAGTCGACTTCCAGCCGCCGCTGAGGACTGCGATCCTCGGCACCTGGACGCCGAGCGACGGGACGGGCACGACCTACGTGTGGATGAGCACTAACACTGACGTTCTGCCCGGGACTGACCCGCTGCCGCCGATGGACCCGCCGGTGCTCACCACGGACGACGGAGTCGGGACGAACGGGTGCGACGAGAACGGCCCGCAGGCGTATGCTCCTCCGGTGGTGGCGGTCTCTGACGGCGCGGGCAACTCCTGGCATGCGGACTCTGTGATCCAGAGGTATGCAGACGGGACGATAGCGTCGGCATGGTACAACCCCGACTATCCTCCCTCCTAAATTTCCCGGCCCGGCCTCCGAATAACTCTCCTAGGAGCAAAACCAATTCGCTCGGCAGAGGTGCAACATGAAAGAAGAAGTCGTCAGTCAGGCGGCGGAACAGCTGGGGAGACTGGTCGGAGTGTTCCTCGGAGTGTCCCTCGGAGTGTTCCTGGGGATCGTCCTTGGCGGGGTGGTGCTCGGCTTCATGGCCAAGACCTACGTCGAGAACAAGATCGATGCCGCGTCCCAGCAGCTCAAGGCTGGTGCTGCTAAACTGAAGGAGGCGGAGAACGATATCATCATGAATATGAAGAAGGGGAAGATATGAGTCGGCGGGTGGGTGACTTCGATGGCGTCAACTGGGAGGTCAGTAATGGACGAGCAGCTGGTGTCAGATCCGCGTTCTCCGGAGGCGAGTGTCAAGATCATAACCGACGTGGCGAACGTCGTCAAGCCGGGGTGGCAGACGACAGAGTTCTACGCGATGTGCGGGGTGCAACTACTCGCCTTCCTCACCGCCCTCTTCGGCACGGACCAGACAGCGAAGATCACGACCGGGATCACCGCGGCTGCCGCGGTCATCACCTACATCGTGACTCGCTATCTCATCAAGAAGTGACGGCGTGGAGGCGAGGGCGAGAGATGCCAAGGAGGGTATTTGAGACTGAGGTGGTCGAGACCTGCTTCGAGATCGCGGAGAATATTGGGGCGATCCTACTCGCCCTGGTGGTGTACAAGGGACCGCTGAGGCTGGCGGGCATCGCGATGCTCATCGCCAGGAGGTTCCGCTAGGACGAGTGCCGGGCGGCGAAATGCGGCTTCGAGAGGACGCGCAGTAGCCGCTTGGCCTCTCAATTCGATGGGAGTGGAGACATGGGCGTGAAGGTTGCGGTGCCGGGGCGCGAGATGTGGGATGGCAATGAGATTATCCCGGAGGGAGAGATCCGCCTCGCGTCCTACGAGTGGAGGGCCGTCGATGAGGCGGTGGCCAGGGGAGTAGAGAGAGCGAAGACTCCGATCACGAGGAGCATCCTCGGTGTTGAGGGTCTGTCAGTCGACTTCAGTTACATCGAGAAGGTTGTCTACGACATTGGCAGCGGATTCGTCAAGGTCGAGGATATCAGGGTCCCGGAGGTCCGGGCGGAGTTTCGAGCCTACCGCAACGACAAGCTGGACCTAAATGCGGCAGAGTGCGCTGGGGGGAGGGTCGCCGAGGCCGTAGAGAAGCTGGTGCTCGGGGTCGAGCCTCCGCCGGAGTGCTTCGATCTATGGACCGGGCCGCACACCTTCAGACAGAGGCTCGTGCACGATGTCGTCAGACCGGACTCTCTCGGCTGGGAGCCAGTGCACTCGCTGAAGGACGTCCTCGTGATGCTGGACAGCATGCGCAAGAGATTCCAGTACGGACCGTTCCTCCTCTGGCACGGGAGGGACTGGAACCAGTATATGAACAACGACTACTACCCGAACAAGAACCAACCAGCAGTTATGCCGGGGATGACCCTGCGAGACAGGATCAGGCAGATCGAGGGGGTGGTGAACGTCGTAGGTACTCCCTGGCTGCCGAAGTTCGACATCCTGGTCGTCCATGCGGTCTCGACCTTCTTCCGCCTCATCATCAGGCAGAGACCAGTGGTGAGTGTGGGTAGGGCGAGGGACGGCATACTCAAGGTCACGGCTCAGATGGCGGTTCAGATCAGATTGGACGGTGAGAACTCTCCAATCCTCCACGCGAGATAGAAGGCCTGATAGACCGTGGTGCCCTGCGGGGAAGAGACATGAAGCGAAGGAAGCGACCGCTGGTCTCCAACGTCCTGACCGATCTCACGATCAACCCATTCGTGAGTGAGGCTCAGAGGAGGGCGTGCTACGCCGCCGACGACCCGGAGTGGGATTGCTCGGAGTGGGAGTCGCACACCCCGAAGGACAAGAAGCTGCCCGAGCGGAAGAAGGTCCACAACGATGCCAGGCGGAGCGTAAAGCTGCGCCTGGCGAGAAGGGCCGGCAAGTTAGACTCCGGTGCGCTGCCATCGCGCATCGACCCATCGAGGACGTTGCCGGAGCAGAACCAGATGATCCTCCGCCTCAGGGGACAGTTCGCGCTTCTCAAGGCGGCGGTGGTGAAGTTCGTCGGCCAGGAAGACTCGTTTGGCCTGAAGGACCGCGACCACCAGATGCCGGACATCACCAGGACTGAGGATGTCCGGGTCGCCGACCTCAGGCAGAACTTTGACCCCGATCAGGCGAGGGGCGAGGACGGCAGGTGGGAGGGCGGCGGCGGCACTGCCACAGTTGAGGATTCCCACGAGGTGATGCACGTCGAGGTGCCTGGGGCCGGGCTGATCGAGGTCCACAGGGACCCGAGCGAGGAGAGACTGCGAAACTGGCTCAACTCGCTGAAGGGACCAGCCTGGGCAAAGCAGCTGCGGGCAATAGTCGTCGGCGGGCACGGGTACTTCTGGGAACCCCAATCTGAGACCGGACAGGAGATCTACCACAACGAGATCGGCTCATACGCCCTGCACCAGCCGATGGTGCCGGAGAGGCTGCACGCGCACGCCGTGATCGGCAAGGATGGCAGGGCAGAAGTCTCGGCCGACTACAGGGTATCGAGGGAACTCAGGGAGTGGGGAGAGGCCCACGGGATAACGGTCAACGAGTTCAATCCAGACCAGGTGCGCGACGCCAGGGGTCGATGGGCGACTGAGGGCGGACCGGGATCTACCGAGGAGGAGGCGCAGTCGGTCGCGGCCATGACGGCCATCGGCAGGGGCGTCCACGACATCAACTTCCAGAGGGAGCAGTCCGATAGGGAGAGGGGAAAGATCAAGGCGGAGATTGCGGACCGCATTGGGTCGAGGATGGATTTGCCCGACGAGAAGGTCCGGGCATTCCTGAAGGACTTCCCAGTCCCACTCGACTGGGACAACATCCGGGAGCCGGATGTCGACGACATGAAGTCAGGCAAGCTGAGGTCGACTGCAGCTGCTCGGCTGATCGACCAGTGGGCCGAGACATCGAGAGACACCAACCCGCTGTCGATAGCCGTCCAGAAGCGCGCTGAGGACCTCTTCGGCATTGAGGGGGCATACTACCCGACTGCCGGGCGCCACGGTAAGAATGTTGGACTCTCGGAGGCGGTGGTAGAGGCCGACAAGATCTCCGAGAAGCACGGTGACGTCATCGACTCCTACCTGAAGGCGACCTACGACCACACCCAGGAGGAGCTGGCCAGGGCCGGTGTCAGGGAGATGACCCTCTACCGCGGGATGCTCCATCACGGCGAGCCGCCGATGTCCGGGGAGTGCAGGCTGCAGCCTCTGTCCTCGTTCTCGGCGGTCCAGAGAATCGCCGAGAGCTTCTCTGGCGAGGGAGTTCGCGAGTCGGGGAAGCCGATAGTCATCAGCTCCAGGGTCCCGGCGAGCCGGATATTCAGCACGTGCCTGACTGGTCCGGGGGCTGTGCCGGAGGCCGAGGTCGTGGCGCTCGGGGGGTCGATGCCATGCCGAGTCAGAGAGCCGAGACCGTGGGCTGATAGGCACGACGTCGTCCAGAACGTCGCGTTGTATCCAGATGCCGACGACGTCTCAGCCGACTGGCCGAAGAGAACGAACGACCGCAGGTCCGCCGTGGCGAACCTCAATCCGTACCACGACGAACACGGCAGATTCTCCTCGGCGTCGGTCGGAGGGACTGCCCTCGCTCACAAGGTCGGCAAGCAGGGAGGGTTCACCTACAGGCCACTCCAGGGATCGTCCCCGCACTCCGGCTTCGTGGTCTCACTGCCGAGGGAGGCCGGCTGGGAGAAGCCGATCTCAGAGTCGAAGTTCAGGACCAAGGGCAAGAAGATCGTCCTCGACTACCTCAAGAAGGTCAGGGACGAACTGAAGGCAGGACACCTCGATCCCAGGACGACTCACGTCGGGGCCTGGCACGACAAGAAGACCCACAGGGTCGTGCTTGACGTGAACGAGGTCTACCCGACGAAGAGGGAGGGGGTCGAGGTCGGAAGGAGGCGCCAGCAGGACGCTATCTATGACATCGGCAGCGGGCAGGAGATCGACCTCAGGGTCGGCGGGAAGCGGCCAACTGGAAACTTCAACCCGCATCACGACGAGGCGGGCAGATTCGCGTCGACCGACTCTGTTCCTCCGGAGCTCGCCGCCAGGAAGGAGGCCACGGAGAAGTCGTCGGCTGCTGCTGACAGGCAGCTATCCGAGCACCGGCCCGAGATGATGAAGAAGTACATGGACGTGGCAGGCCCGGACAACCCGAAGCACCCCGGCACGTTCGTCCTCGACCCGGACGACGCGAGGGAGTTGTTCGGTGACTATGCTGCGTCGAAGGAAAGCCGCTCGCTCCTGCACTCGGCTAACAGCAAGCACGCCAGAGAGATCACCTCGGCGGCAACCGAGGCAGCGATGTCGGCCCCAGTCGCTCCGGGGCACAACCCGGTGGTGGTCATGACCGCCGGAGGCCCGGGGGCCGGCAAGAGTAGCGGTCGCGGTGCCAGCCGCGGTATATCGGAGGCATTCGCTAAGGCGCACGCCATCGAGGACGTGCCGATTCCCGAGGAGAAGAACATCGAGGAGGCCCTCAAGCACGGCCTCAACGTCCACGTGGTCTACACCTACAGGGACCCCATCGAGGCATTCGAGAACGGCGTCCTGCCGAGGGCGATGGAGCAGGGCCGGACGGTTGGCATCGATAGCTCGGCCAGGATCTGGCACGAGGCTAAGGAGGCAGTGCGGCACATTAGGGAGAAGTACAGGGGAGACCCGCGCGTCGCGGTGTCGATCATCGACAATAGTCACGGACTCGGAGGCGCCAAGGTCGTCGACGACGTCCCAAAGGAGGCGGAGAAGTATGGCACGCACACAGAGAGACTCCAGCGGAGACTCGCAGTCTCGCTCGACCGAGCCCTCCGCCTCGGGCGCATTTCTAAATCCGTATACTGGGGAACCGTGCCGCTGGGAGGATCTGGTCAGGCTGCAGGAGCATTCGGTGGCCAGCGAGCTCAACAGACCAACGCGGCATGGGACCGTCGTGATGCTCACCGGCCAGGAGTCGGACGCGGACCTGGAGGAACTGGCGGAGAGGCTGCACGCTCACCTCTTAGAGTGAACTCGAACCCGCACCATGACGCCAGTGGCAGGTTCGCCAAGTCTGATGATCCTGGGCAGGGAGTCGCGTTCCACGGCACGACTTGCAAGGTCCTGGACAAGATCCTGAAGGAGGGTATCCAGCCGCAGAAGGAGCACAACTACGACTTCACATACTACAATCGTGGAGAAGGCCTCGGAGGAGTCGGTGGCAGCGAGCGCAACCGATCCATCTACCTGCTGAAGACGGATAAGATCCCGAAGACTACAGACGACCTCATCCACAACGAGAGGTTCGACCAGGCCGCGTACTTCGCCGATCTCGCTGCGAGCGTGATTAGAGAGAACACTGGGAAGAAGACTGAGCCGGTGGTCATCATCGCCAGAATTCCGAAGGAGGCTGAGCTGAAGCCAGACGAGGTCGTGTCGGCATTCGAGGGGAAGGGGAACGCTTTCAGGACAACGACTGGTATCGGACCAAGGCAGATAGTCGGCTACGTCCTACCCCCAAAGGATAGGAACCTGCGCGGGAGCAAGTCGTTCGTGATGAGGGACTCGCTGCATAGGGCTCTCGAACTGACGCTGACCGGTAATGTTGCCGGGGATGTCTATTTTGTGCCGGGAGCGATCATCCTCGGCGACGAGGTGGAGAACTACAACCCGCACCACGACTCTAGCGGGAAATTCGCCAAGGCCGATGAAAAGACGACGCCCGAGGAGTACGAGAAGTCCTACCCTCGGACTGACCCGCTCGATGATCCAACCGACTTCACTCCTCCGGACAGGGAGAAGTTCTGGCACGGCACCTCGACAGAGGCCATCGATAAGATCATGGAGGAGGGCCTGAAGCCGCGCGGAGGACCGGGTGCGGACTCTATGGCGAGGGCGTTCGGTATGGATGTGCGACACTACGAGGTCTCAGGCCGCGACGCGTCGGTCTACATAACGACGATTCCCGAGAGAGCATTCCAGTTCGCGGAGTATGCGGCCAGCGTCACGCGGTCTTACCCGGCCGTCGTCAAGGTCGCCATCCCGAGAGACAAGCTGCGCAATATCAAGGTCGACGAGTTCTCTGACCAGCCGAAGGATGACCCGAACGCCTTCCGATACGAGGGATCGATCCCGAAGGAATGGATTATCGGGAAGGCCACCGACTCTGAGGAGTTCGACCGCCTCGTCAGGATGGCGGCGCACGTCATCCACTACTTCATCATTCCGTGCACGGGCGGGACGGCGGAGAACGCATTCTGCCCGACCGGAGAGGGCGGGGGGCAGGACAACTCATGCTCTCGGACCTCCGCGGCGGCGGAGGCCCACCTCCAAGAGATCAATCGGCTCCACGGCAGAGAGGCCATCACACGGGACCGCCCAGAAGACCCGGAGTTCCACACCGCAGAGAGGCAGAGGGCAGAGGGGCTGGTTGATGGTCTGCTGGCAGACCGCAAGATGGACTCGCTCAAGACATTCCACTCGGACGCGGGTAAGTCCGGGGACGGGATCACCAATATCTGGTCGGGCGGGGAGCACTTGGCGACCGTATACTCCTCGCGGAGCGGCGTTGTGGTCGAGGGCACCAGGGCCTCTATGGGCAGGGCGAAGATTGCAGCGGGGGGCGCCGACGGAGACGCCGCTGAGAGGATCAGGAAGGCCCTGCGGCTGAGGAGGATGACCTCTAACGTAGATGCCCCGCAGGGCGGACAGCACCCGCACCAGCCGACGGTCGCGATTGACTTCGACGGCAGGATCGCCGAGGTCCACCCGAAGCTCGATCTGGAGCACACGCGCCCGAGGGAGGGGGCGGCCTCGGCCCTCGCGGCTCTCAGGCGCGCCGGCATCAGGGTCATCGTCTGGACCTCGCGCGGGGATATCGACGACGTCCACACCTGGCTTGAGACGTGGAAGATTCCGTACGACGAGATCAACCAGAACTCCGACTACGAGACGGGCAGCCGGAAGATCGTCGCGGATATGTACCTCGACGATCGGGGCGAGGGCGATCCGGACGAGCCGTGGCCTGATCTGGTGAAGCTGGTCATGCGCAGACTGGTCAGTCGGGATGAGGAGCACGAGGGTCCGAGGCAGCCGACGAAGTCCAAGCGAGAGTTGTTTGCCAGGGCTCCAGAGGCCAGGGGGCAACTGGAGACCATGCTATCCGGCCTCGGTATCCCCGTAGTCGAGATGGCAGATCTCCCGGTCGGCGGTCTTGAGCGTGCCCTGACCGAACCTGGTACAGTCGGACTGGTGCCGCCCATCAAGGGTCGGGAGAGATCCGAGGAGAAGGTCAACAGGGAATACGACGGCGATTGGTCGCGTCTGCTCGACATAGTGCGGGCGGCCGTGGCCTGCGACTCGATGGGAGGCCTCCGGGAGATCTCGGACAGGATCGACTCTGACGGCAATATTGAAGTCGAGCGCGTCAAGGACCGCTTCGCCCAGCCACTCGACAACGGCTACCGCGACCTGCTCTACAGCATCCAGCTGCCTTGTGGCATTATTGCGGAGATCCAGCTGCACCTCAAGCCTCTGCTCATTGCCAGGGAGAGGCAGCACACTGCCTACTCGGTCATCCGGACCATCAAGGGGCAGATGGATAAGGAGGGCCGGCGGAAGATGACCTCGGCCGAGCGCCTCGCGGTCAGGACGGTTAGGAACGAGGGACGCGAGTTGCTTGCCAGGGCGTGGGCGGAGTGCCAGGTAGCTGACCCGACGCTGAATGCTTTCTGCCCAACCGGGGAGGGTGGTGGACGAGATAATTCATGCTCTCCAAACCTATCCTTCCTTTCAACAGAGAGATTCGAGCCAAGTGATGTAGAGGGTTCGACTGAGGAGCAGATAGACCACATTGCCTCGCAGATTAGGCAGGCAGTGGAGGATAATCCAAGGAGGGTGCTAGATCCTCTGTTTGCTGCACGCGCGAAGCCGGGTGAGCAGAGAGAGCAACTGGAAACGTGGTTGACATTGAAAGGACCGATCACGAGGCCCTCTGGAGCCGGAAAGATAAGTCACTCAGAGTATGGAATAGCTGCGATACATTCTCACGGAGACGATCCTCAACCGATGAATGATGAGGACATTCGCTTGTGGCTTCGGGATGAGGTGAAAGCTAGTAAGGGTCACGTGAGCCGTCTAGTGACATACCACAACGACGGCACTGCCGAGATATTGGAGATAACTCGGAGGACTAACGCAAAATGGTTAAGCAGACCTAATGCCACAGCGGATACAGTTTGGGAACGCGATCCAGCAGGTGGGTACTCACGAGCTTCTATGATTGGCGGTCTAAAAAAGTACGCCGAGAAGCATGGGCTCGCATTCAAGGAGTTTAGATGGAAGGATAGTCCAACGGATAACGAACTACACCGCTTCCAATCGACTCAACTCAACGTCGACGACCCGGAGTGGAGGAGCCACACCCTGCGCCTTGATTCGTATGAGGGACAGCGGCCGGAGAGGGGCCTCCACGAGTTCCAGTCGACCCACCTGGAGGTTGGGGACGAGCCGATCCTCAGGAGATATGCTCTCCTCCAGAAGTACCTCCGCCCGCAGGACGTCCTTGAGTACGAGGACAACCCGCACGTCACCCTCCGCTACGGCATCCACCATGGAGTGACGAAGGACGAGGTCGCGGCCATCCTGAGGGGATACGGCCGTCTCAACGTCATCCTTGGCGGCCTCCGGGTCTTCCACGGTGAGAAGGAGGACGTGCTGGTGGTCGACGCCTGGGCGCCACAGCTGCAGAGGATGTATGACGCCCTCGGCGTCCTGCCGAATACTGAGACCCACCCCGAGTACTCCCCGCACATGACGGTCGCCTACCTGCGGCCTGGCACCGGGAAGAAGTACATCCCGTACTTCGACGACATCCTGCGCGGGCGGAAGTTCGGGACGATCACCGCAGTGTTCTCCGGGCGGGATGAGTCCAGCGAGGAGATCACGTTCAACCTGAATCCGAACCACGACGAGATGGGCAGGTTCGCGGAGAGTCCGGCGGTCGCCAGAGTTAGGGAGGATGCCGACAAGGTCGAGTTCTCGGACCGGGTGCTCCCTGAGAGGAGGTGGGTCGAGAGGTACGGGACGATGTTGCCAGTCATCACGGACCTCGACGAGGGGAAGTGGTACAGGGACACGGCCGGTAGCTATCAGATGACGTTCAGGACGTCCGCCGGAAAGGAGTATGAGATACATGCCAAGAAGGAACCGGACGGTGAGTTTGAAGTCGACTTCATCGACAACAGCGACGCCAGCTTTGGCATCACCGGCACCGGTAGAGCCCATGAGGTAATCAACCGGGTGCTCTCGTCCCTGACTGCCCTGATGAATAGGGAGAAGCCGCCGGCGATCGAGTTCTCAGCAGATGAGGGGTCGAGGAGAAATCTGTACGATATGCTGTCGAGGAGGATGGCCGGACTCGTGCCAGACTACTCGGTCGTCACGTCGAGGCTCCTCGGTGCGAGGTATTACACCGTAGTGAAGCGTGACAAGCTGAGCGAGAAGCTGAGGTCACTTGAGGGAAAGAAGGCAGAGGTCCTGGTCAATACCTCCGGATACCGCAACTCGGACGTGCCCAACTGGGCGCAGGAGTCGGGGACGAAGTGCGGCCCGGCGGCCGTCGGGGCGGTCGCGCGGGGCAAGTTCAGAGTTGGCCCGGCCGAGCAGTCCGACTGGGCCGAGGTGCTCGACCACACTAGCGAGGACGGGGTCAACCCGCAGGAGATCATTAGCGTGCTCAGGGCAGTCGGCCTCTCGGTGGACGCTGGCCAGACGACCATTGCGGATCTGGACGATTCTCTAGACCGCGGCCCAGTCCTCTGCCCCATCCAGGACTACGGAGGAGGACACTGGGTGGTGGTCCTCGACCTGCTGAGGTCGGGGAGGGAGATCACCCACGTCCTCTGCCAGGACCCGGCCAAGGACCGCAACGTCGACGAGCGGGACGCTGGCGAGGAGCCGGGTAGGGTCGCCATCCCGGTCGACGAGTTCGAGGAGAGGTGGCACGACGAGGACGGCGATGGAAGGAAGTACGATCACTTCGGAATCGCCGTGGGTCCGCCCGCGACGGAGAATGCCTTCTGCCCTACGGGCAAAGGAGGCGGGCAAGATAACTCGTGCTCGTCAAGGAAGAGGCCAAGTGCTAAGGCCACAGAATATATGAAGGAACTTAGGAAGAAAGGTCTAAAGGCGTGGAGGCTTACTAATGAGACGTGTTATAAATGGGTGCATACCCATAGACTGGCAGGAATAATAGAGCACGGACTACGAGAAGGACAACTAAGTCTTAATCCGGACGATTGGAGGTGGCTCTCCGAACTCTCCGATCATGCTCTACTGCGAATGAATGCAAGGGATCTCGGTGAAGCAGTAAATTCTCAAAAGCGAGGTGGTGCTAGTGTTGTCGATATAATCGACCTCGGTTGGACGACTGTACCGAAGGAGAACTGGTCACCTAAGAAGGGATACTACGTCCGACAACAGAGGGTACGAATATGGAGGCAGCCCGTACCTGCAGAAAAGATAGAAATACAAACTGAAAACGGATGGAGACCTCTAAATAAGGAGGTACTAACTAAGAACAAGCTCGACTATTGGCCGGAGTGGCAATCTCTCGCTGGGCACCCGGGCACCGTCGAGTTCGACCCGATTACCGGATGGCCGACCCCGATTACCAATTATGAAGGGCAACCACGCGACCCTGACGGCAAGTTCGCCAGCGGAGAGGCAGGATCTGGACCACACCTCGATGCCGTGCAGAAGTCATTCCTGGCGGTCGCGGAGAACTACTCCAAGGTCGAGGACTGGGCCAAGAACGAGGTCAAGCAGCACGTCAGGGAGATCGCCAAGTCGTGGGTGAAGGACAAGAACGAGGAGTCGGTCTCGAAGATACCGAAACCGATTCAGCTGGCAGTCAAGGCCGCCTACCTCGCTGCCAGGGGAGGGCTGGCAGTCGGAACGCTGGCTTTCAAGGCGGCGTTCTCTGGCTGGAAGATCAACCAGGCCCTCGCTGAGAGGGTCGCTCGTGAGCAGGGCATGGACGAGGAGCAGGCCCGGCGGTTTAGGGGGGCGATGTCGGCGTTTGACCTGGCTCTCTTCAAGCCCCTGGCAGTCATGGCGGCACCGAGTGTTGTTGGGTCGGCCGCTGCCTGGGTTGTCCCGCCGATGACGGGAGCGTACCTCGCATACTCGACGGCCAAGGACCCGATGGTGACGGCCAGGGCGGCGAGGAGTCTGGTGCTCGACGCGGTTCACGAGACCAAGACTGACAGGTTCGCAAGTGCATGGTCTGGCATAGGGCAGAAAATATGGCACCAGTATGGCGAGCCGGCCCTAAATGCCCAAGTAGACGTTGCCCGTCAGCTCTCCGTCGCTCTGCAGAGGCACAACTTCTCCGACTGGTACATCGCCCTCCTGTCGATGGCCCTCGATGCGGGGCAGGGGCACGCAGCGATACCTCTGGCGGACCACCTCGCTGAGCACAACCCGCCACCGACTGCCAATGTATTCTGTCCAGGTGGACCCGGCAGCGGGATCGACCCGTCGTGCAGCAAGTCGGACGAGAATCCTCATGCGGAGAAGCCGCGTGCAAAGAAGATATTGGAGGAGGCGGAGAAGATTCCGGTGACTGACGTGCAGACAGAGCCTCAGGAGGAGGTTAGCTGGCGCGACTACAACGAGATCGAGTATAGAATGACCGTGGAGGAGCGGAGAGAGATGGGGGAGCGACTCGAAGAGGATAAGAAGGAGGCGATAGATGAGGTCATAAGAAGCTCTGACTTCGATATTAGCGAGAGGGAAGTGGCCGAGGCAGCAAACTTAGGGGCGATTGACATTGAGAGCCGCGCCGGAGAAATCCTGAATAAGTACGGAGTTGACACCCCTGACCTGAAAGGTCGCGAGTATGGAGTCGATGGAGTCGACCGGTGCATCGAGGAGGCCGAGGAGTGGGAATCTGAGACTCAGCATGAGAAAGATGAGTTGTTAGAGAAACTAAGAGGTTTTCGCAGTGATGTCGAGGAAGAGATGCAGAAGGCGATGGACTCTGCTAAGGAGGACGCAGAGAGTAGACTGCGTGAGAAACTAGAGGACGAGTATCAGTCTAGTGCTAGTGATCGCCACAACTACCTCCACGACTTCTATAACGACCACGTAGAGAGGTATGAGGAGAGGGAGGCGGCGAACTGCCCAGAGTCTACGTGGTGTAGGGACGAGAACGGCGACGGCATACTAAAATTTACCACTGAGGGCGGGCGGGCTTATGAGGTCCTCGCTGTCCAGCAAGATGTCGCGGGGATAGACATCCCAGACATGCAATTCAGGGATGACAGCGACAGCTTCACGATCACCAAGGCCGGGCACGCGTTCGAGGTATTTTCCCACGTGGTTCCGGCGATGGTAGCCTACGTCAAGAAGAGAGACCTACAGGCCGCGACCTTCTCTGCGGCGGAGCCGTCGAGAATGCGACTCTACGACCGCCTCGTGAAGAGCGTGACGAGCGTGCTGCCGGATTACTTCGCCGCGTCGGTCGATAAGGACGAGCACCGCTACTACCTAATCGGGAAGCGAGAGGAGCGGGAGAACCTGCTCGGCGCGCTCAAGACAAAGTACCGGAGTATTACCCCGAACTTTATCGTCAACTCCACCGCGTATCTCATCGAGGAGTGGTGGAGCCCGGCCGGGTGGTCCCTAGCGTGCAATTCAGAGTGGGACGACCTCCAGTACAACACCACATTCGCGGACCAGCCGCGTGATGCGCTGGACAGGGAGCACGATAGACTCCTCACCGATCCCGAGTATGGTCCGGCTATCCGCAGGATCAAGGAAGAGAGCGGGGTGTTAAATAAGTCATTCGCGGAGGAGATACCGGAGAGACTACTCGCCGCACTAAAGAGGGCATTATCTGAGGTCGGTGGGATGGTCGGCCCGGACTACCAACGTCTATTCTACAACGAGAAGACGCGGCGGGCGTGGTGGGAGTCGTCCGACGGAGACGATTCCAATGCCGTGCAGACCATCAAGCGGTGCCTGGAGTCGGCCCTCAGCACCTCGTATGCCCAGGGATGGGACAACGTGAGCGTGATGTCGGAGAAGTTGCCGTCGCAGACCGAGCCGGGGTGGTTTGTCCTGTGGGAGCGCGGCGGGCCGGTCAAGAGGAAGTGGTCCGTCGATCCCGTGAGGCCGAGCGTGAGGAACGCCTCGTATGAGTTCCATACTGATGCGAAGAAGCTGAAGGCGTTCCAGCGATGGCTGAAGAAGCAGTTGACACAGTACATCGAGGGGAAGTCGCAGGAAGATCTGTGGAATGCCTACGTGAAGCAGGGGTTCCTGAAAGGCGCGGGCCGCTCGTTCGACGAGATGAAGTCCCACCTCCAGTGGCAGGGGGCAGAGGGAGACTTCTATAGTGGGTCGAAGCAGCAGTTCATGGAGACTGCCTTTGGCCAGCCAGTCGCCGTCGAGAAGGTGAAGCTGCTCGCCGGGAGGACGTTCGACGATCTCAAGGGGGTCACCTCCCAGATGTCCACGAAGATGTCGAGAGTCCTCAGCGACGGTCTCGTCCAGGGGAAGAACCCGAAGGAGGTCGCCAAGGATATGGTCGGCGAGATCGACATCTCACAGAAGCGGGCCGAGCTGATTGCCAGGACCGAACTGATCCGCGCCCATGCCGAGGGCCAGCTCGCATCGTTCGAGTCGCTTGGCATCCACGAGGTCGGCCTCATGGCAGAGTGGATGGCAACTCCGGACTCCCGCGTCTGCGAGGAGTGCGCTGCGATGGACGGGAAGCTGTTCAAGGTGGCGCAGGCCCACGGCCTCATCCCAATGCACCCGAACTGCAGGTGCGCGTGGTCCTCTGGAGTGAAGATATGACCAGACTACTGCAGAACGTCTTCTGCGCCACTGGCAAGGGAGGTGGAGTCGACTCCTCCTGCTCGCCGGGGAAGGAAGAACGAGGCCAGATTCCGGTCTCGCTGGGAGAGGACTCCAGTTGGCCTGGAGTCAAGAGGGCATGCCAGCACGTATTTGGCCGCGAGTTGAGGCAGCATGAGTTTGCCCAGCTGTGCGGCGTCAGGCCTCAGGACCTGTCCGGGGAACACAGGAGGGTTGAGGTCTCAAATCGGGCATCGTTGGGATCGGGGTCCCAAATTCTCACGGTCTCTGTCAAGTCTAAGAACGTGGAGATGACCTGCTCGTTCCGGAAGGAGTACGGCAAGGGGGTCTGTGATGACGAGAGCATCCACGTCGACCCTCCGGGGACTGGCCTGGGCCGCGACATCTGGGCGAGGCACGTCGACGAACTCACCAGGAGGAAATTCGACCGCATAGAGCTCACGGCTGGCAAGGGACCAACCATGAACGGCTACTACACGTGGCCGCGCCTCGGATGCGACATGGAGGTGACTAGAGCGTTCCTGCGATCTGGCGGCAAGTCTGACTCGATAAAGTTTGACAAGGCGGGGCACTGGGAGCCGGGTGAATACAAGCTGCTGGGTGTAGATCACCTGAGCGACCTGATGAAGACGGAGGCAGGCAGGAAGTGGTGGAAGAAGCACGGGTTCCAGGCCGACATGGAGTTTGACCTGA